GCTCGGCAAAGTGGATCAGTGCGTCGGTGTAGGGAGCCGCACCGGTTTCCAGAGTCAGCGCTTTACAGAGATCGGTCAAAAATGTCTGGATCGCATTGATCATCGTTTCAGCACCTTGATCGCGGCCCCTTGAAGCTCGGCAGCGAGTTCGTCTTGCAACGCTTCAAAGGTCGGTTGCCAGAGCTTGCGCGCCGGGATCACCACCCCGTCGTTGTCCGGCTGCTCATGGATCAGGGCGATGTCGGTCACATCCTCGCCGTCAGCGGTTTTCACCCCCCGAGTTACGCCAACCATCCCCGACCAGGCTTCTGCCTGATGAGTGGTAATGTTCTGATACATCTCGTTGCTGGCCCGCAATATGTCGGGGGATAATCCTTTTTTTGCCTTACGGTCAGCATGCTGATCCGTCAGTGGTTCCCAGTTGAGGTCCTGATTATCGATGTGGCTGAGCACCGTCCGTTCGACCTTTTTCAGACTCCGGCCGATCCGGCGACCGGTTTCGGTTTTCAGCTCGCCACTGATCCGGCTTAGTTTCTTGCCAAGGCGATCCCAGTCGCCGGTCAGTTTCACACTCATCAGCGTTCCACTTTTAAAATGACCGTCAGATCCTGATCCCGAAAAGTGCCGGTGCTCTCGATCGCGCTGATGGCGTAATCCTTGCCGTCGAGCATAATCTGATCGTCATAGCTGATCAAAAGTACGCCTGCGCCATCGATCAACCCCTTCTCAAACAGGTAGTCCCGGTTAAACTTCAACAAAAATCCGTCGGCGATCTCTTCACCTTCATCTGCGAGAGTCAAACCGGCCGGTCCGCTATTGCTGCCGAGCGGCGCTTTACCTGCCAGCAGCGCAAGATCGGCAGCATCGACCCGGCGCAAGAAGATCGGGTACCGGTTAAAGGTATCGGCGACATCGCGCATGGCGGTCTTGAAATCGTCAACGCTGTTTTGATCGAGTAGGTCCATAGCTCTCTCTACACCACAATCATCGGCACACCGGTATCGGTGCTATTCGCAGCTTTGGCCAGCTGCTGTTTTTTCTCAAGAATCCCGCGTGCCAGCTTAAGTTCCATCTCTGTTAAAAACTTTAATTTGTCGACAAATTCTGCCGAGCCGCTCCCATCGCCTGCCGCCTTTGTGAGCGAGGTTTTGTACTTGCTCATGGCGGGCAAAATCATCGCCTTGGCAGCCATATCGGCGATCAGCGATTTCTGCAGAGTTGAGAGGTCGGCTTCCGCCGTCCCTTCAAATCCGGCCAGCGCCTGCGCCTCCTCAATGAAGCCGCCGAGCGAGGCGGCGAATAACGCCGCCTCGCCAGGGAGTCTGTTCTGCAACATCTCCAGCAGAGTCATCGCTCTAAGCCTTCTCGAAGATCTGCGCAGCGTCGGTGAAGATCCGGCTGAAGCCGACCACCTGACTGATGACTGTCTTCTCCAGCTGCTTGTCGATAACCTTGTCGGTCTCGATCAGCTCGGCCCCGGTCTCCTTGATCATCTCCAGAGAGGCCGATTTATCGAGCTGGATCAGCTGATTGTCAGCAAGGGTGGTTTCAGTCCAGTTGAACTTCTTCACCTCATTGCCAAACGGCGTGGCGAGGGTGCCGGTGCGGGCGGTGTCAAACAGACGGCTGTCTTTAAACTCAGCGAGCTTGAGCATCTCCTTGAGCACGACTTTTTTGGCCAGCCAGACGGTCGCCTCCCAGTTGTCCATGTCGAGGTAGAAATCGAGCAGGTTGTCGTAGTTCAGCGCCTTGGTCACCTTCGGTGCGCCATTGCCATTACCATCGCCGTTGATGATGTTGTAGATGGCATAGGCGACCATCCGCTTGGCCAGACGCTTGCCGATCAACTGCATATGAATTGAGAAGAGCGGCAGCTTCATCCGGCGCAGCACTTCATAGGTCGCCTCCAGCTTCACCCCGATCTTGGCGAGCTTGATCGACTGGTTGGCGGTCGAGATCGACACGGTCGGAAACTCGCCCCCTTCAGCGATCTTCTTGAAGTCGAGCTTCTTGTCACTGAACTGCGCATTGACCGTCTGATAGACGGCAGCATCGATCGTGGTGGTGGTGGCGATTACATCGGCCAGAGAGAGATCCTGCGCAGAGAGCCCCTCAATACCGATCCGCACGTTGCGGTTGATGAACTCCGGGAACAGCACCGCATCGTCGTTGGTGCGGTAAAACCGCTCAACCGTATCGTGCTTGAGATTGATCTGCTGCTCGAACAACGCGAACTCAAACGCATCGAGCCCCTCCCTCTGAGAGGGATTCTCTTTCTCCAGCAGCTGGGTCATGGTGAGCCCCAACTTCTGTGCCTGCTGATACATCCCTTTTTCAAATTTAAAAGCCATGATCTATCTCCTGATTAATGGTTGGTTTATCGCTGGGCGATCCAGCCCGTTTCCACTTAGGTGCTTCGCGTTAACTAAAGATTAAGGACCAGGGTGGTGTCGCCCGCATCGACGCTGACCACGTCGTACATCCGGCCGGTCCCGGCAACCGCCGGTGCCTTGACACCGCCTGCGCCATCGGCCACCAGCTCGAGCCAGCCGGGTGTCGGTGCTGCGCCGCTGTAGGTCACCTCAACAAATCCCTTGTACTCAATCCCGCCAGCGGCCAGGTCAAGGTCAACGGTGCCGACCCGGCCGAAGAAAATATCCTCGGCGTCACACAGGGCAACAGTCTTGTCCGCGCTGATCTTGCAGACCTTGCCGACATCAGTGGTGAGGATGGCGTTGAGCAACATGGTGATGAGGACAACGCCTATTCCGGTAAAATCGATTCCAAACATGTCAATACTCCTTTGCTAAAAGTTATCTCTGGGCCGGTTACATTACGCGGCGGGTTTACAGTTTGTAGTCGTCGAGGTTCCCCTCGAGGGAGCTGCCTTTGTCTTCCATCTCCTGCGAAGAACGCCGCTGCAGCTTCTCACCACACTTCGGGCAGGAGAGCGGAATCGCCTGCTCCAGACCGGTCTGATACTCATCCAGAAAAGCCTGGGCGGTTGCCAGATCGGCCTTATCAAGGACGTTGTCGACAAAGCTCTGGGCAAACTTCTCACCCTTGAGGGTTTTGTAGAGGGAGACCGCCTGCTCACGGGTCGTGGTCAGCAGTTTCTGGCCGATCGCTGCGTCGGCAGTCAGGGCGGCTTTCTCATCCTCGAGCTTTTTCAGGGCTGCAAGAATCTTGGCCTCCATGGCCGCTTCGGTCAGGCCGGTGCTTTCCAGCCCGAGCTTCTTCAAAAACTGTTCGCTTAATTTCATCTCATCTTCTCCTTCTCCTGGTTGATTGCTTTCGAGTTCTATCTCTTCCTGGCCGCTCCCTGCCGCCAGAGACTTGGCGTGCGGATCCTCACCCTCCCAAACGATGGAGACCTCGCCGCAATTCACAATTTCGGTGACGATGAAGCGGACCAGTTCACCGTCCACTTCGGTGCCGAGGTGATCGTAGAAGTTGCGCAGATCCGGGTGGCTCCGTTCAAACTTGAACCAGACCGTGACCGAGGCGCTGCGCAAGGCGCCGATCTCAACGCCGCGTGCCAGCTTGGCGTCGATGGTGCGGTCGATCACCATCAGGGCGTTAATACCGGGGGGATTGTTTTTGTCATCCCAGACCGGATTTTTGACAAACCCTTTCCAGTTGTTCACGTCCGGGTAGTGATTGGTGTAGATGGTCTTGTCGGCAAACAGCAGCAGGGCGTTCTTTAATACACCCTCCCTGGTGAAGTCGAAAAACCGGTACGGCGTTACCGCCTGCGAGAGGAGCCGCCACGGCTTGACCAGAAACTCCTCGCTATTAGCGAATTCTTCCGGCGGATCTCCGGCCGCAAACTGAAAAGGTGCGCCCGGTTCACCGTGCATCTGCCCAGCTATTGCCATGCCGAAACGGGCCTTGGCCAATCCGGTATTGATAATCTCGAACCCCTGTTGTTCCATCTGGTTTGCGCCCGGCTTTTTGTTCTTATCTTTCATCTCTGCTCTCCTTGCAGTGCAAAGCGGGGTAAAATATCTAAAATCTCGCGTTTATAAACGGGCTGTCAGCGGATATATCTCAAAACAGGTACCGTTACCGCCTTATGCCTAATTAACCTGCTCACCGATCATTTTTTTCTCAAAGCTCAAACCAGCATGGCTAAGCTAAAATTTCGTCCCGCAAGGCGCGCTGCTTTTTCAGGGGTGAAGGCATACATCGGTATGTCAAAGTCCTGAAAAAACAGTGCAACGCCGCAGGGCGGACTTTTTGCGACGCCATCAGTCTTCAGCCGCCTTCCGATGCCGACATTCCGGATGGAAAGGTGGGGTTTCAAACCCTTGATCCTGCAGCTCGGCATCGCTCATCTCTTTGACCTGGTCGATGGTCAGAGCGCTGGAAAGAAACGGCGGCAACTGCTTTACATCCTCGAACCCTTTCTCGACGATATTGGCCAGGCGGTTAGCGGCGACCTCCACATCGAAGACCCTGCCGACCATGTCGATACAGAATTCACAGGCCGGAGCCGATTTCGGCCCGACGATCCGGTAGCGT